GGTATCGGCTGGGTGTTGCTGATTGCCGCCGTGATCTGTGTGCCGCTGATCGCGGCGTTTGTTTGGAGGATGGCCAATGGCTAAGTGGCGAGAATGCAGCATCGGGGAACAGTTCGGCGCAGGCACGCCTGCGCCTCGCGCAAAGTTTTCGGCAAATAACACAACTTTTGAGTTGGGGGGATCCGGATACAGTTGCGTTGCCAAATTCAGTTGCCCCGAAAACTCTGGAAATTTCCAAATCGGCAATTATGGCGGCGGCGAAAAGGTCGTATTTGATGGAGAAAACGTTTGCCTCGACGACTTGCACGTAATGAGTGCGATGGCTCTTGAGGCCAAACTCGCCGCCGCCCGCGCGGAAGGCTACGCGCAGGGCGTGCGTGATGCGGCAAGTTGGGTCCAATCTCAAGATGGATACGACGATATTGACGGCGTTCACTCACTCGTTGAAGGCATCCTCACCCTTCTCAACCCCGACACGCCCGCGCCCCCGTCGCCCGATGCAGTGGTGAAGGCGGCGCTAGAATGGGCGGCGGAGGCAATCGGGTGTGGGTGTTCTCGTGGTGTCTGTGAATATCCTGCAAAATGCCCAGAAAGTGACGTGGCGGAGTTGCTGACCGCTGCCTCCGACCCCGCCACGCTTGACCAGATCATCGCCCAAGCCGGAAAGGACCGCCCCCATGACTGACACCACCGACGGGTTGCTAGATGCGGTCAAACGTCCAAAGCACAGGCCGAAATCGCACCGCGACGTAATCCGAAAACACCCAAGGTTGTGCGCGACCTGCAATCGGTCAATGTGGCATCCGACATGGGCGATCAAGGCGGGGCCAGAAGATACGCGCGCAACCATTGACCACATCACGCCGCTTTCCCTTCGCGGGAATGACCACTACAAGAATTTGCGCCTGCTTTGCTATCGCTGCAATCAGCGCAAGGGAAGCCGCATGGACAAGGAAAAACGCCATGGATGACGCCTCACGCGCTGGCGGCTAACCGCACACCGCCTTGAACACCGCGACAAACCGCGCGCCGGATGCAAGCGTTTCCGGCGTGTCCTGCGCCGAATAGGTTGGCAGATCGCGCGCCAGTTCGCGGCAAATGGTGTCAGTCGTTGCGGACCCGGCCAGCCCGGCGCAACTCGCCAAGGGGATCGTTGCCAGCATCATCAGCGGCGCGCGCAGCATCCGCTTTGTCGCGTATCTTGTCGGCCTGTTCATAATCCCGCCTCACTTGCTTGTCATGCTCTGCCCGCGCGCCTTGTTGACGCCCCAGCACCCACGCCAGAGCGACGGATACCACGCCCGCGAGGATGCCGCCCAAAGGGCCTAGGATGGCGTCAAGCATCCGCCTGCCCCCGCATCGCCCGCTCGAACTTGTCGCCCAGCCCGATCAGGCCAGACCCCATAAACACCAGCGCCGCAGGGCTGTTGTCGCCCGATCCCGCGAACATCGTCAGCAGCTTGCCAAACTCCGAAAGAAAAAAGCTGTCGGGCACGACCATCAGCGCGAGCCCCGTGCCAATGGCTAGCACGCCGCTCCACCAGGTCAGCGACTTGGGGCGAATGTATCTCATGCCTTGCCCTTTCCGAATATGCGCGCCAGAAGCGCCAGGATAGCCGCCAGAAGCCCGCGCGGCTTGTCGTCAGTATCAGGCGCGCGGATGTCATCAACGGGGCTTGGCGATAGCGGCTTGGCCTGCACAGACGCCCACCACGCCGCCGCGTCATATCCGGGGCATTGTGTCGCCACTAGATCGCGATGCCCGGTCACAGCCGCACCCGGATGCCGTGCGAGAATGTCCCGCGTCAGTTCGATCTGCGCCTTGATCTGCGCGGACGTGCGGTTGTCTACGCCCTTGTTCGGCCCCGTCGCACGGTCAAGCCCGCCCACAAGGCACACGCCGATCTTGCCCGTGTTCTGGCCCCGCACATGCGCGCCCGTGACGCCTTCCGGCCTGCCCGCCTCAATCGTGCCGTCGCGCCGGATTACCCAGTGGTAGCCGATGCGTGCGAAACCACGGTCACGATGCCAGCGGTCAATCTCAGCCGCGCCGATATCTTGATCCGCATAGGTCGCGGAGTAGTGCATCACGATATGCGTTGCCCGGCCCTGCGTTGTCACAACCCACCCCCTAAATCCACCATCGGGCTACGCGCCGTCGCGCGGAATGATCCCGCTTCATACGTCGCAACCGCTTGGTATCTGCCAGCGCCCAGCCTGCAATTCGGATCGCCCACCCATTCCGCAACCGATAACTCCACCGCTTGCCGACCGGGCGCGTATGACCAAACTCCTGTGCCCTCGCATCCCGGAACGATGTTGCCGCGCGCGTCCCGAATTTCAGCGCTCCATACCGCCGTGAATTTGGCGTCGGTGTGGATGGTCCGGTCTTGAATTATTGTGTCTTGACGCAACTCAAGAGCGTTGATCTCTATCGGTGGCGGCGCGGGCATAACAACCCGCTTGACTGGCTCAATCACCGCGAATTGCAGAACGCCCACAACCGCCGCGCCGCCAATGACCGCTTGTGTAAAGTGCATCACTCGCCGCCTCCAATCAGCATAGACAAAGCGGCGATGACTTCGGGCCGATTGATCCAAACGAGAAAAATCAGGCCAGCCGCCAGCGCTTTCCAGTTTGTCACGAACGCGTAGACCGGCTTCGCGATTACCCACGAGGAATGTCCCCGTTGCACGCCACGCCAGACGTAAGCCCATTCTTCTGGCGTCTCCGGTGGTGTCTTGCGGCCCGCAAAATCATCTTCTTTCATCGCCTCGCCTTCTTCGCCGCCTGCTCCGAATATAGCATAGCGCCGCTGCGATGAACACCAGCCCGGCGTCCAAAGCTATGGCGACCCAGATCAGCCACTCTACCCACGAACCCACGCCACACGCCCCCGCCGATGATGACCATCGCGGCAAGGGCAAAGAGATCGCTCAAAACAAACGGCAACACCCCGAATGCAGCCGCCACGCCCGCCGCCTTGGCCCAAAGGTAACACAAGGCGGATGCGGTCAACATTGTGGAAATCCCGTAGTTTTTCCAATTGTGGGCAAGGATCGCCGTCGCCGCGACAAGCCAGATCATTGCGTAAATCGTGGAAGGGCTTGGCACGCCCACCGCGACGAACGCGCGCACCGTCAGATAGCTTGCAAGGATCGCGCAGGCGGGCACAATCCAGCGCGCACCGCCTGCCACGATAGCCATGCCCGCCACGATAGCAGACAGACCCAAGAGGAAGGGCCAGACCGCCACGTTATTTCGTGCCGCTGCGAGGCGTGATCACCGTGCCGTCATCGCACGGAACGCGCAGCCGCCGCCCGCGCGCATAAGCCCGTATCAAGTCGGCCTGAATGAACCGCATTTCGGCGCTTGCATCGCTCTGCCCCTGCGCGCACAGATCATCCGCCGCTTTCTCCGCGAATTTGATCAGCCGCCGCAGGGTGCTTTCGGCCCTGTCTAGTTCTTCTTGCGTCATCGGTTGGTTTCCTTTTGGTTACTCAAAAAATGCAATCTGATACCAAGCGCCGAGAGCGTGATCGTATTGCACTCGGAGCCGCTTGTTTCCCGTCAACACCCGATCCGCGCCTAGCACAAATCCTTTATTGTCGCCGCTTGCTGCCGTGCCGTTTGTAATAGTGATCGTTGTTGCAGCCTGTGCCAGCAGGTCAATCACAATGCCATCCATGCTTGCATTGGCAAACATTCGCCCGGCTGCATCAGCGCCAGTTGGCGTCCTGTCCCTTTCCAAAACGCGCAGAGTTGTTGCAGTCACAACGGCTTGAGGGATTGTCCCACCAACAATCTGCGCATCAACGGGTGTGCGAGTTATGGCGATGTCGCCCGTTGAAAGCGAAGTTGGAAAATATTTTACGCCATCAATCGTAATGTCGCTTGTCAGGCTTTGGTTTTTCACTAATTGAGTGGCCGCATTAAGCGATGATGTGACGCGCGCTACGCATCCGCTGGACGCGCTGGTAAACTCAATCAGTTCAGCCATATCAGTTGCGTATGTTCCCTGAAAGGAACGCGGCTCGATAACTGTAACGCCCGGAACCGCAGCAAATATACCGGCGCGCAAGCTGGACAGATACGGGTTCAAGAGATACCCACGAGAACCGATTTGCATACCACGCGAAGGATTAGCCAAAGCAACGCGATCACGCCCGCTTGCTGTTGTGCTGTTCGCATATTGCTGATCTTCAATGTCTACGCGGTCAAAAATTATTCCCTGCCCACCTGCAAAAATTTGCCGCAAGCTTCCGCTTTGATCGTGCTCAACTTTCCAGAGGCAACCAAGAGCCTGGAAATTGTTAAACCTGACGTGAACAGGAACATCGCCAGAAAACGGCATATAAAGCGCGTGCCCGCCGCATTCAAACGCTCGGATATTGTGCGCCTCGCAATGAAAAGATCCTCGCGTGCTGGATGCAAAACCAGCAACAACTTGACCGTCGCCAATAGCGTAACCGTGGCGCAAACAATCAATAACTGTTACGTTTTCCCAGCCTGACATTTCAATTGACGAAGCCACAATGATACCGTCTGTTGGATGCCCCTCCACAAAAAAATCCTCGCAAATAGACCGCGACAAAAAATCAATACCGTTTCCACCAATCAGAAACCCATGCCCGTCCGTGACGCCGCCCGTTGTCGTCGGATTGCCCGCCGCATACCGAGCATTTGCCGAACCAAGATGCCATCCCCGCATCTCACAGCTTCGCGCTTGGATGATCAGCGCCGTGCCGGATGTTGCGCCGACGATGATGCTTGACCGGCGAGTTGCGCCACCAACGCCGAAAATGCGCGTTTGCTCGCGCGCGATTGCCGCGCTGTTGTCCGTTCCGGTTGTGCCGTTCCAATCGCCCACCGCGCCGAACGCTCGCAGATCAGCCGGGCCGATGACGCGAAGCTTCACCCCGCCCGCAGTCGTCAAATCCTGCGTTGTCGCGCCAGAGGCTAGCACCTCGTATGCAAAGCCCTCTGCGCGCGTGCGAACAAAACTGCCCACCGTGACCGTGCTTGGCTGGCCTGCTGTGTAGGTCAGCGCCGTATCGGCCACCAGCGCGGCGACATCGTTAAGCACAGGGCCATCATACAACGCGGCCTGCGCGGCGCTTGCGGCTGCGTCCTGCGCGTAGGTTGCCCCGCCGCCGATAGTCGCCGTGCCGTCGTTTGCAATCGAGACACCGTTGATCGAACGAATGTTAAGCGGCATCGGTGATATCCTCTAGCACGATGATCTCGAATGTGTCAGACGACACGCGCACGCCCGCCTCAGTGAATTGCACGTCGCAGAACATTTGCGCAGGCAAGGCCGCGCCAACTGTGGGCTGCGTCAAAGGCCAACTTTCCGTATCGGCAAACGCCCGCGTGAGGCTGAATTCACCCGCCGCCGCGTCGGTGACTGTCACCGTCAATTCGTCGGTAAACACGCCAGCCCGAACCTCTGACTTGACAGTTACGCCGCTCAAATCCTTCGGCGTCGTGCCGTCAGGCTCAACCCATGTCAGCGCCATGTCGAAGGTATCGCCGCGCTTGAACGGGATTTTCTGCATCCGCGCCATTTCTGCCCTCGCGTTGTTTGCGTTACATTATCACATTGCGACGGCGCGCGCTAGGTTATGCCTCGATCTGCATCGCCGCGCGAAATAGGTCGTCAATCTGTTCGTCGGTAAGCCCCAAGCCCTGCGCCATCGCGTTGATCGTCGGGCTATTGCGGCGGAACTCGATAGCATCGGCCCACGCGATTTGAACAAGCGTATCGGCCTGCGCCACGAATTCCTCCGCCTGCGCCAATAGCCCCGCTTGATGCAGCGCCGCGCGCGCCTGAAAGCGACTGCACACCATGCTTGCACGCTCGCCTACGGCCTGCCCTGTCACCGCGCTTGTCAGGCTTCCCGTCATGCCTTGCCCGCCGTGATGCTGGCTGTCAGGCGAAAATGCCCCGTGCCATTAACGCGGAATTGAATTGCATCCGCGCCACCGCTCGGGATTGTCAGTGTCGGATTGCTGATGCTACTAATTGGCCCCGGCGGGGCGATGCTTGACACGCCCGTGACAAGATCAATCGTCATGGCAATCGCGCCCGCTTCGGTGTCTGGCGTCGGGTTTGCCGGGATGGTGTAAAGCGTTTGTTCCGTTGCCCATGTGCTGCCGTTGTCGTTTGAAAAGCGCACCTGAAACGTGACAGGATCAACCGCGCGTCCGACAACGCGCACAAAGCCCGCGAAAAATATCTCATCAACCGCGCCAAGGTCTGTTAGGCCAGCCCATCCGGTATTTGCGCCGAATGCAGGCAAGCGGTTTCCGGCAAGCGCCGTCGCAACAATCTTTGGCGCGCCCGTCGCGCCTTCGGTTATGGCAATCGGGTTTTCATACACCGCCAACGCCTTGCCGCTTGTCCAAGGCTCTCCCGGTAGCAGGTTGTTTAGATCAACGGTTGTCCAATCGGTCATCTCACGCCCCTACTGCAATAGATACGGCTCGCTGCCATCCGGCATAAGCCCCGTGCTGTCATCGGCAAGCCAGCATCCGTTTAGCTTTTCAGCGTCCGTCGCATCGGCATAATCCGGCGCATCGTTTGCCATGATAACCGCGAATTTCCCGACAAACTGATAAGACTGCAATTCAAGCCTAACCGTTTCGCCGCTTGCCGTTTCCTCGAAGCTGATAACCTGCCACCGCGTTTCTACCTCTTGCCCCTCAGTGTCCAATATCTGCCGCGTCGTCACATCGAGAACGTCGCCCACATCAATTGATCTGTCTTTGGCGTCGAGTGATATTGTAACATAACGGGGCGGCAAGCGATAGCGCAGCAACAACTGCGCGGCCAAAAGGAAAGCATTGGTTTGCGAGCGTATCCAGCGCGAAAATATTTCATTGTCGCGGATCGTGCCGTCCGTGGCCTCGGGCAATTCAACTTCGCCGTCGATCCGAATACGCCGGAACGCATAGTTCACATATTCTTCAAGCCCCTCAGTCGGGTCGCGCTGACCGTAAAGCACCGTTACCCGCGTCATGCGGTCATCTGGCTTTTCTGTAACGCTTGCGCTATCGGCAAGGATGTTCAATTCATCGGTGATCTTGATAGGCGTTTCTTGCGGGGGCCGCACCGCGAGCAACGGTATCACCTGCGCGCGCTCATCCCACCAGATCGAGAATAGCCCGTCACGCGAAAGCTGCCCGCACAGGTTCCGCACCGGCTCAGGATTGGCAACCGTGGCAGTCGTGCGGAATGTGGCAGGCCAGCGCCCGCCTTCATCATCCCATTGGCCCGCCGCGTTGATATAGGCGTTCGGCACTTGGGTATGGTTTTCAAGAAGGTCCTGCGCAGCCTTATACATCAACGTATTGTCATACGCGCCGACACGCTGGCAGGCTTCGCCGTCATCATGGCTTTCGACTTGCGTCCCGCGCTGGCCTCTCAGAACGCCCGTTAGCGTGAATTCGCCGTCGCCGTCATCTGTATAGCCCGAATATCCGATAATCTCAGAACCGATGCGCAGATAATCCAGCGACGAAATGCCAAACGTGTCGGATAGATCAGCCTCAAGACCAAACACCCGCACCGCAAGAGTGCTGCTGTCGATGTTGCCAATCAATCTCAGGTCAGTTGAACGGGGGAAAAGCGCTTTCTTGTCATCTGCGAATTGCAGGGGGTCATCGCCTTGAAGCGTAATTGTGCCGTTGCTTGGCCCCTGCACCGCGTTCAAGAAAAACAGGCTTACCTGCATCTCCGAAAGAGATTGCCCGCGATAGCCCTGATAATACCGAATGATGCAGCCGGGGTAGAACGGATTGCGCGCCTTCCACAACTGCCAGAACGTCGCGCGGGGATTGCGCGCTGGCCTGTCGCTCAAGTAGAAGTCGCCCACATGGTCATCAAAGAGTTGATCTTCTAGCACCACCTGAATATTCGCGCGGATGCCAAACGGGCTTTCCCCCTTGCGCGATGCACCAAGGTTAATCCGCGTCGGGTTTGTTCGCACGCTGCGCAGAATGTAAAGCGGGTTGGTGGATATGTCGTTATCGCCGTCCTGTTCATACAATGGCAGGATGCCCGCAGAAGGCTTTGTGAACCTCCAGCGGATAGACCCCTCGGGCGTATAGTTCGGCTTGTCCTTGCACGTCCAATAGGTCTGGAAACACTTAGGCGTGCCCGTCGCCGTGCATGGCGCTTCGCCAAAGCGCAGGCTGCAACGCGGTTGCTCTAGTTCGATGATCTCGATAGGCTCGCGCCCGTATGACAGTTCGTCAGCCACGCGCCCTGAACCCCTGCAATTCCAGCGTTACGCTGTTCGCGTTCAATGCGTTCGGCCTTGCCCGCTCGGGGATCAACTCGCCCTGCGCAAAGGCATACGCCACAGACGCGGGATATTTGCTAGGCCGATCTGCGATAAAAAACGGGGCCTCGCGCGCGCTAGAGCGGAACGCATCAAACGTGCTCGCAATCCATGCCTCAGACAGGTTGTCCACTTGCATATTCGGGCGCAACTCGCGCCGGATCACGCTACGCCCTGCCCACTGGCCCCCGTCCGTCAGGTTGGTGTTATAGCTTGTCTGTTCGGTGCGCTCGAACGACACGCTAGGCGCATACACCGCTTGGCGTTCCCATTCCATCACTTGCCCCGCGCGGATCACGCCTATTGTTGGCATGGTGCTGCCGGTCACGCGCACGCGGTATTGCGTGGTGCTTGTCGGATCAAACAGGAAGAAGATCGCGCCATTGTCCGTAGGCGTGATCTGCCCTTGCGTCACCCAAGCCGCGCCGTCCCATGTCTCAAAGAACACCGTCGCCGCCTGCGTTGCCAGATCGTGCGCCGCGATGCCCGCATAGGATAGCGTCTGCGCCGGGCTTAGCGTTACAGTCCATGTCGCGGGCAATGCCGTAGGACGCCAGAAGCTATCCGTTCGATCCGTGCCCGCGTTCGCCGCCAGAAACCCCGCCGCTGATGTGCTGCCCGCAATCGTGCCCAATGCCTTAGCCCACCCGATGCGCGGATGGTCAAGCGGATACGCGATGCCCGAGAAATATGGCTTGATGACGATCACTGAACTAGCACCCCATCGATCTGATACCCGCGCCTAAGCCCGTCATTGATGACGTCAAACACCTCTTGCACGCTGCCACGGCTGAACGTATCGCCCACAAGGTCAATCACGATGTTTTGGCGCGGCAATGCGGGGGCCGATCCTGCGCCGGATGCGCCTCCAGACGAACCAGCGCTAGTCCCGCCCTTCTGAGCGCTCTTGATGCTCTGCACCGCAGCTAGGCCGCTAGACAATGCTGCCGATGCAGCCGCGAAACGCCCGAATGGATTTCCAACAAATGCAGGGTCTTTCAGAACCTCAGTAAAGGCAAGAAAGCTGTTGGCAAGCGCAATGCCAGCGCTGATTTCCTTTGACCCCTGAAACAGATTTCCAAGGCCGCTAAGAATGTCTTTCACGCCCCCTTTGACATTCCCAACCGCGCTTCCGATCATGCCGTCAAGCGCCGATTGAACAAGCGCTGTGCTTTCATCAATCCCCATCGCTAGGCCAGCGCCAATTTCGTTGCCGATGTTTGCAAAAACACGCGACGGCGATTTGATTTCTAGTTGGTCGCGCGCCTCTTGTTCGATCTGTTGCAAGTAAAGGCGAATTGCCTCGCTGTTTGCATCAAGCGTTGATGTAAGGCCCTCTTGAAAGCCGGTCCCGACCATGCGCCCGAGCATTGCCCCGCGCTCCCTTGGGTCGGCGTCCATTATCTCGCCAATTTGGCCTTCTGACAATCCTTGCTGCGAAAGCACTTCCGGAGTGATTGCGCCACTCACAACGCCGCCGCCGCCTTGAGGCAACATGCCCGGCAGGCTTGCAAAAAAGTCTTTTACAGACTGCGCAGCATCTTTGATTGACTGCACAAAATCTTGGATTTTCCCAACAATCCAATCAAATTTCTCGCCCACCCAATCAAGCGCGCCCCCAATCGCCGCCTTGATATCATCGCCCCACGTTTGCCAAGCTGCATATGCAAGCGTTGCCGCAGCAATAAATAGACCTATCGGCCCCGTTGATGCGATGATAAGCGAAAAAGCTTTTGACATGACGCCAAGCGCCAAAAGGATTGGGCCACCAGCGCCAAGGGTTGTAGCGATAACCGCCGCCGCTTCTTTGATCGGCTCAGGCAAGTCTCCGAACCAGTCAATCACTTTCACAACGCCTTGCACCATTGAAGCAAGGCCGGGGATAACCTTTTCTTCAATCGCAGGTATAAGCGTGTTGACCAAAACCGGCAAAAGCGCCGCGCCGATTTGATTTTTCAAGCCAGCAACCGCAGTTTGAACGCGGTCCATCGCATCATTGAAGTTCTCGGATGCGGCAAGAGCATCGCCATCCAATACGCCGCCAAGGTCGTTTGCCTGTTGTCTAAGCGCGGAAATTGTCGCCGCCGCACCGATCACCTTCGGGCCAAGCTCAGCACCCGCGCGCCCCATCAAGTCAGACGACAAGGAAGCGGCTTTTGCGGCGCTATCCGCTTCGTTCATCACGTTGATGAACCGGCCCATCGCTTCTTCGGTAGTGATGACGCCTGATGCAATTTCCTCAGCGGAAAAACCAAGCTGTTCTAGCGCTTCAATGGCTGGCGTCATGCCGTCAGCGGCTTCACCGATAGTTCGGTTCAATCGGCTTAGGGCCGCATCAACTTCACCACGGGACGCACCGGCGACCTGACCCAATGCAAACCGATATTCTTGCAAAGCGCCAGCGCTGATACCAGCCCCGCGCGCTGTTTTAGCAATCTCATCGCCAACCAACGCCGTGCTTTGCGCCAAGCCAAACGCAGCCGCAGCACCAGCCGCCATAGCGCCTGAGACAATCGACATGCGCGCGCCGACGCGGTTCAGCGACGTGCCCAGCCGGTCCATTCGTTGCGCAACAGATTGCGTTGATGTGCCAAAGCGGCGAAGCTTTCCTTGCGCTTCATCAATGCCGCGCGTCAAGCCGTCGGTTGTCGCTTCTATGATGATGTTAAGGCTTGGAAGCATTTGCCATATCCAACATTTTCCGAAGCCCCTTTGCGTCTGCGCGCGTTAACTGGCTTTTCTTTTTCGGCGGGCGCTCCGCTTCAACTAGCCACCAAAAATCGCGCGGGCGCATTTTCCAGAACTCAGAAGGCGCGATGCCAAGACCTTTGACCGCCATTTGAAACGCCGACTTTACGAAGCGCCCGCCGTGCCCTTTCCCTTGTCGTCACCGTCCGCTTCTGGCGCGCCATCCATCAGGATTGTCATAAGGCTTTCGATTGCGGAAAATAGCACAAGCTTTGTGTCGTCTGCGCTTTTTCCTTTGATCGCGCCCATGATTTCAGAATGAATATCTTGAGCGGTTACATTTTTTGCACCAGCAAATTTGAGCATAACCGCATAGGCGCGCGAAAGTTTCACAAACTTCGGGCGCTTTGCCATTTCCGCAAGCTCGCCAATGGTCACGACTTCTTCTATTTCCCCAGCAACTTCAAAAACCTCCCGCTCGGAGATAAGATATTCTTGCCCCTTCCATTGCAGCTTTATGGACTTTGGCATATCAGATCGCCGTCGCGGTGAATTGGCCAGACGATTGCAGAGTTGCCGTGTAAGTCTGTTCGCCATCATGCTCGCCGCTTGCCTCAAAGTTGGCAAGATAGAAGTCGCCAGAAATGACGTCTACGCCATCTTCAAGCGTAACATCCGTCAAAAGCAAGCTTCCTGTGCCAAGGGCAAGATCGGAAAGCACTTGATCAACCCAAACGCCCTCCACGTTGATGTCCAGAGACTTTACGCCCGCAAAGCCAGCCAAGCGGCGATACCCGCCATCTGTCTTTGACGTAATGTCAACCGGCGAACCATCAACAGTAAAGCCCGTGACGCGCTGTGCGCCAATAGCAGTGCCGCCCTTTTTCAGAATAAGGTCGCGTCCTGTTCTCGCTACCATTTGCGTATCTCCTTACAATGTTACGCCAGAAATGATCGGGCGGAACGCCAGAACACTTGTTGATTTCGCCACGCCCAGAACGATCACGCTATCGCCCGTCGTCAAGTCAGCTTGCGGCGCAACTGCCCCCGCCGTATCAGCGGCGCAATAAGTCGTGCCCGCCGTCATTACCGCGCCAATGGTAACGTCCCCTGATTGCAAAACAGTAATCGGCTGATTGTTTGATGCGCCGTTTAGGGCCATGAATGCTGCACTTGCGCCGCCAGAAGGCAGGCTGTCAGCGTCAAGAAGCTTGTATTTCGCATCGGCAGGATCAAGGTAAACGATCTGCCCCGCTGCGATTGTCGCGCCTGATTTTCCGTTTCGCGTTACGGCAGTTGCCGAAGCTACGACATTCGCCGGTGTAATCGTCAAATCCGCCATGCCGAAACCTCCGTCAATTGGCCTGCTGTTACATTATCACACAACGCGGGCACGCGCTAGACGCTAGGCAACGCCAGCACGCGCACCCTGATCATACACCGCCGCGTCTTGCCGTCAGGGTCTAGCATGAAGTCCATGCCTTCAACCTCTGACGTGATGAAACCCGTCAGGCTCCAATCTGTGCGGTGCAGCCGATCATACGCCGCCTTGGCGATGCGCTCTAATGCCCCGTTGGCCGTGCGAGACCAGATGTCCACCTGCAAAATCACGTTGTCGCCTGTCGTGTCTTTAGTGGCGTAAAGCACATTCGACGGCGCGCTAACCGTGATGTATGGAAAGAAAGCATCGTCGCCGCTATCCTTGCGCTGCGGCGCGCCTTCCCAATAAATCGCGGGCGCAGGGGCTTGCGCAGAAAGCAGGCTTGTCACGGCGCTTACATTCAAGCGCGCCATGACTGACGATCTAATGCCGCTCGGGTTCATGCTACACCGTTCGGAAGCCAAGCCTTTGCTTCCGCCTCTGTGTCAAAGAGCGGGCTTTGCCATGTCCTGCGCTGAGGCCCAAAATCATAGACAAACCGCTTGCACCGATCCGGCCCCTCGGTGTCAACAAAAGCGCGCCAGCCCTTTTCCCTATGCGGCGTTCCGTTACAAAGCTGTCGGTTCTTGATGACCCTTTTGCCGGTTACAGTCATGTCAGCCTCGCAATCGCCGTAGTGATCCGCAGTTGAAACTTGGGACGCGCCGCCTCAGCCGCAGGAACCCATGACGGGCGCGCGGCAATCATGCGCGTGCCGAATTCGAGGTATGTCGCGTATTGCACGCCGCTTGTAATTTCGGCAGTTAAATCATTGATGCGCTTATATGCAATGCTTTTAACTAGCACACCTGTGTCAGTTGCAGGTGCTTCACCCGGCGCGGACGCTTGATGCGTTGCGGAAAGGTTATTTCCAGAGCGCGGGCCAACTGGAACTGGCCTGCCGTTAATCATGCGGAAAATGTCGGAATAGACTGCGCCCGTTTTGGGCCCTCGATTGATGCGCGATGTAATATCTCTAGTAACATCCAAGGCCGTCGCCTGCACCGCCTGCCCGATAGCCTCCCGCGCGCGCTGCCCATACTTGCGAAGCGCCGCTTGCACCTCCTGCATATTGGCAGGCTCGATCTTGACTGTTCCCGTCATGACGCCACGCCCCTCTCCACGTCGATAATCAACCAGCGCCGCCGGAATTCCCAATCGACAATGCGCCGAATGTTGTAGGCCACGCCATAGATCAGCACCCGGTCAACCTCAGTTAGCCCCGAGAAATACCGGCACGTAACGCGATACATTGCCCGCGCCTCGATCCGGTCATTTGCGTAAACCTCGCGCCCGGACGCCGCGACAACCTGCGCCCGCGTCGGGCTTCCCGCGATGCTCGCAAACGTTTCTTGCACGCCCCCCTCATCGCCAGACGTGGAAAGCCGCGCAACGCTATAGCGCTGAAACGTGACCGGCGTGCGAAGGTCGCTAACGGATATCGGGCCGCAACACTTCATGCCGTGCGCCTCACAACTGCAATCTTTGCTGGCCCATTATCCCCGCGCGCCCACACATGAGATTGCCCAACCTGAGATGAACATTCAAAGTCCCAGCGGGGCGGGAAGCTTTCGACAAGGATCGACGGCGCATCAATAGCTGGGGCAGTAGCGCTATCGTTGAAATGCAGCCTGACATTCGCAGCCGAGATAAGCTGCACCGCAAGAGTGTTGTTCCCGCCAAGGATTTCAGTCCATGCGCCTGCCGTGAGGTTGAAAACCAGCGTTTGCATTACACCGACACCACACGATAGCGCCCAGCGATGGCCGCTGCACCGCTCGCGTGATACGCCTCAGAAGCCGCGCAGCCGCGATGCTCATACATGTGCGAAACCATCACCTTGATAGCCCGCTTCAACGGGGCGGGAACGGACGCCACGTTGCCATATCCTGCCGTGTAGTCGATCTGAATAGCGTTGATCGCGCGCAAGGCAATTGGCCAAGTCTGCCCCCGCTTTAACGCCATGCGCCCCGGATGCTGATATGGATCAACATCAAACACGTTGCCCACCGTTACCGCAGTGGGGTCGCCCGCCTCATTGAACACGGTTACAGTGTCCACCGTTTGCAGCGGGTAACGGGGCAGATGCACCCAAGGCACAGGAGAATTGGCATACAGTTCCGAGATTGGTATTTGCTTGATGCCGTCCCACCAATCAGCAAGCGCGCCCGGCCAGCGGTCCAGCGACAAGCGCCACGATTGCGTAACCATTGCAATGCCGGTCACGTCCTCGATTTCTTGCCGCGCCTCGGTAATCATGCCCGCAATCAACGTGTCGTCTTGCGTTTCCTCAATCACAAGCAACGCCGCCATTTCAGCGGGCGTCACCGGCTCAACAGTGGGCGCGGTGCGGATCACATGGCCGCGATACTGCCGCAGCGGGATTGCAGGGCGAAGCGTCATTTCTTGCGCCCTCGCTTTGTTTCAAGATGCGGCGCTGGCTTCGTTTCCTCTACGGGATTAAACGCCGCGCCATCATCAAGCGCCAGCCGAGCAGCCTTGCCCGTAAGCACGTCACCCGCCTTGTAATGGGCGGTTGTGTGGCCGTCCGGAGCGCATGAATAGTTGGTGTGAAGGATCGCTTGCATTATTCCATTCCAGCCGCGTTTCCCCATTCTGAAAAAGCCTGACGCCCCGGCGCGGTGTCCCACATATTTTTGCTTTCCCAAGTTGGCACGATAACGTGCCCGCTTTTGCCTTTAGGGTGCGACCCCTCACCGGTCGCCCAGCGAGAAAGGGCTTTAGCTTCGCGGGCGCGAGCTTCATCTAGTGTTTTCATATCAGCCTCCTGCGCTTAGGATGGGGGCCGGTTGCCCAGCCCCACACCTAAATTCAGGTCGCCGCCGTTGTCGCGCCGACAGTCGTCGTGGGTGCGCGATGCGGCTTGTTGAGCATGGCCAGAACCTGCACGGTTGCGTTGGTGCCAGTCGTGCCCGTGATGACCGCGCGAACATAGCGCTTGCCGCCCGCATAGCCAACCCCACCAGCAACAAGGCCATTGGCCGCGTCCGTGGTGACAGTGACAGTCGTGCCGCCCGCGCTGTTGGGCAGAAGGCCAGCCGCAGGCACGTCAACAAAGTCAGCCGCCGCCGTGGTGTCGCTGTGTTGCAGCTTCATGGTAAAGCCCGACGCCGTGCCCGCATCCGTGACTGTGCCAGTCTCAAGATACAGGGTGATCGCGTCAAAGCCGCGCCGGTCAAACAGTGCCGAGTTGTTCGGCGTGACACCCGAGAGCGTTTGCACCGCGCCCCGAATGATAGTCTGGTTGGAGATCATGTCGCGCATTGATTTACCCCTTTTGCGCTAGAGAAAACGGGGCGGCAGGTTCACCGCCCCGCTATGTGTTACGCCGTGGCGAACTCGATCAGCTTGAGCGCCTCGAAGTTCACAACATCGCCGCCGGTCCGCTTCGTGGTGTAAAGCAGGATGAACGGCTTGGAGGTGAACGGATCACGCAGAACGCGAATGCCCGCGCGGTCCACGATCTGATACGCCGCCCGCATGTCGCCGACAGCAATCGACAAGCTGCCCGTTGCCGGGTCAGGCATGTCCTCGAAAGATGCAGTCGGATAGCCCAAAAGCGTAGCAGGCTGACCAGCGGCAATGCCGGGAGACCAGATATAAGCGCCGTCGCTGTCTTTCAGCTTCCGCACCTTGGCAAAGGTCGTCCGGTTCATGAACCACGTCGCGTTGGCCCGATACGGCGCTTTCAGCGAATACAAGGCGTCAATCAGAACGTCGCCACCAGCAGGCGCGGCGGCAAAGTCGCCGTTAACGCCAGTTTTCACGCGCTCAATCGTGCCCGGAAGCGTGGTGCCCGCCGCATAAGTCAGGAAGCCGCGCGGCTTTTCCGCACCGTCTCCCGTGACAAAGGCCGTGTTCTCGGCAAGCGAGAATTCAAGCGCCACTTTGTCAGCAAGCCAAGCCTCCATGTTCAGCGAAGCATCATCCAGAAGCTTTTGCGTTGCTGCAGGCATGGCCGACAGTTCATGCACCGGAATGCGCCATTTGCCCAGCTTGGGGGTGGCGGTTTCCGTGCGCGCCGCAGTCTCGCCAACCCACACAGCCGCCGCCCGCTCAAGGTCAAACAGACCTTCAAGCGCGTCGGTGCTGATAACCTGAATAGACGCAAACGCGCGCATCGGGGATGTTTCGTCAACCTTGGTGACGATCTGTCCAGACATATCTGGATAGACGACATAACCGCCGCTCGGGTCAAACCCCACCGAAAGCGCCTTACGTTCATCAGCCGAAAGCGCATCCATGCCCTTCGCCATGTAGCGCAGACCGGCTTGGCGATAATCTTCCATCGCCTTCGCGTTCATGTCGAACGGGCGCTGTTCATACGCCGTCGCCGTCACGTTCGCCCAAGTTTGCGCCTTGGCGTCGAGATCAATCTCATTGCCCTTTTCATCGGTGATGACACGCTGCGAACGCTTGACCGCGAGAAACGCCTTTTCGGCGGTTTCGTTCGCCGCGTTCAACGCCTCATCAATGCGGGCCAGCTTTTGCTCCAAGAGCGGGTCAGCCGCGCCCTTGGCTTCGATCTCTTTCAGCCGCGCGTCATTGGCTTCCTTGTAAGCCTCGAAGCCTTTCTTGACTTCGACAACAGCCTCTGCGGCTTGTTTCATGATATCTTCAGACATGGAATGTCTCCTGTAGTTGTCTGAGTTGCAACAATAGGGCCTTGGCCCCGTCATCAGCCCCAGAGACGCCCACGTCGCGCGGTGCCCTTATGGCTTTAAAGCCGTCAGCCATGAAGGCTTTGGCCTCTGAAATGGAAAGGCCGCATACGTCGCGCAGCGCCCGTTCCATCAATTTCGGATCAAACCGCCCGTCCTCGTTTTTGACGGCGGTGATTTTTGCGTCGGGCAGCATCGGAAATGTCACGATGCTGATTTCAAACAGATCAACCTCTTTCAAGCGCCGCACGCGCCCGCCCGCTTCCGGGGCCGCCTCTACAGTGCGATAGCCGATTGACATGCTGTCGATAGCACCGGCGCGCATCAAGGCCATTGCCTCGCGGCCCTTGTTCACTTCTTTCAGCAACCGGCCTTTGACGTATAGCCCGCGCTCATCTTCGCGCACCTCATCCCAGACGCCAATCGGGTCGTTCTGGTTGTGTTGCCAAAGCATTTTGACCTTGCGCCCGCTGCCCAGAGATTTTGAAAACGCCCCCGGCGCGACAACATCAAAGCCAAGGTCCACCACGTCAAAAACGCTGGCATACCCCTCAAATGTGCCGTCCTCATCCGGCTCGCGTTTCAACTCGAACGCAGCGTTCTTGAAGTCCAAAGCCATGCCGTGCCCTCTGCCCGTTTGCGTTATATTATCACATAACAATTCGGCGCGCTAGTCATCGACAATAAACCCCTGCGCGCACCGGCAATTGGCGATTTGCTCAACCGGCGCGCTAGGGTCGCCCGGATACATCAGCGATGAACCGCCCACGTCAAACGCGTCATCCACGCCCACGATCTGCCCATCAGCCGCCGCGTGATCCGGCCTTGTCCGGTCGTCCTCAGCGGCAATCCACTCTTTCCGCAAGGGCAAGCCGGTTTCCTTTGCCGCAGATGTCGCGCCAAAGTTCGCCGCGCCGTGCGTTTCTGTGCGCGCAATCAACGCCGACCGATAGCGGCTGAATTCGGGCACAAGACCGCGAATGTATTTCGCAACGCCTTCCTGCCCCAAGCCATCGGCATAACCGCGCGTCACCGCGTTGATAACCTGATTGCGCGTTGTCTCTGCAATCGAAGTGATGTGCCTGCGGATAGCCTCATTCGCGATGTATCGCAGCGCTAGGCGCGCCATCGTATCGGCGAAGTCCTTGGTTTCCAGAACGCGCCCGGACGCCTTGCCTTGATCTATCACTCGCGCGCCGAACGCCGTTGCGGCGTCAATTGCCATCGCCCGAAACGCGGCTTCCACGTTGTCGTGATGATCGCGCGGCGGGATAACCTCGCCCGTGATTTCAAACCCGCGCACCATTTCCAGCATGGCGCGGGCAATCTCGCGCTGCATTCTGTTACGAAACGACACTTCTAGCCGGTCAAGCAAGATGTTTTGGCGGCGAAGTTCACGCTCGCGGCTCTGGTCAAGAAGGCGTCTTGCCATAGACCAAAGCCTTAACATCATCTGGCGACAACTCGGGCGCGGGCGAAAGCGGGGCCGCCGCCATGCCAAGGCTTATCTGTGACGATTGCACAAGGATCGTATCGCCGCCCTCGATAGGCTCATAGCCCTTGATCGCGCGCCGCTCGTTGATTGTCAGGTCCGTTGCCTTGTCTGCCATATCCCAAAGCGTTTGCCGCTTGTCTGCAATGGCGGGCACTTGATCCAGATCAGGGCGAAGTTCAATGCCCTCGGGGCCTGCCAGCCATGAATTCCAATCATCCGCGATAAGGTCAATCAGCGGAATGACTGTATCCTCCCAGAAGGCAAGCCGCGCCTCCTGATAGTTGGAATACGTGTTGTCACCCGGAATACCTAGCAACTGCGGCGGCACGCCAAGCGCCAATGCCACGTCTCGCGCGCTGCTGAATTTGGTCTCGATGATCTGCATGTCGACGGGGGATAGGCCCATCTGTTCCCATTTCAAGCCGCCTTCCAAAAGCATCGGCCTGCCAGCGTTGCGCGCGCCCGAATATTGTTCGTCGATCTGCACCTTAAGGCGGTTGAATTGATCGTCGCTCAGCGGGTTTTCAGGCGACGACGACAATGCACCGGACGGGCGCGCGCTGTTCTGCAATAGCGCCTGCATCCATTTCATCGCCTCGTTATTCTGGTCAACCGCATAGGCCCCCGCCTCGATAGGGCTTAGGCCATACCAATCATCAAGCGGGTTGAATGACTTGATGTGGCGAACGTCGCTATCCATCGTGGCGGGATCAACATCCCAGCGCACAGTGCGCCCGGCGTTTTTGTATTCATACCCAATCGGGAAGCCATTAGCGCCGGGGATAATCCGCATCCGATCAGGGCGAAGCTGATAGAGTTCGCGCACTTGCCCGCCAATCGTAACGCGTTCCTCATACCCGTTGCCGGAAAGCAGAAAGAAGCCCACCTTCGCCCGCACATACTGCGCGCCGGATTGCATGGGGTTCGGGCGGCGCAAGAGGCTGAGAATGGGATGCTCGCTTCTTTCCTCTTCGCCACGAAACGCCATCCAAGGCACAGACGCCACCGCATCGGCAACCTTGTTGATCGCCTGATAGGCAACCACGTTTTTACGATAGCCCTCATCCGCGAAGGCTGCGTAATCGCGGTTTGACCATGCGGGTTGACCGGGCGACATGACCATTGCCGCGCCCGCCCGGCTTTCCTTTGTTTCCGGCACGCCGGGCCTAAACCATTTGAGCAAATCCATCGCGCGCCCTTTGCAGTGCGTTTGCCTGTTACATTATCACATTGAAGCCCGATAGGCTATAGCGCGCGGATGCCGGGTGCAGACTTCCGCCGTATCATCGGCGAAACGGCATATCGCACCGCGTCCCAGCCGTGGTTGTGCGCATCGACAAGCGCTGTCGTCACGTCGCCCGTGTTCCGGTCCACCTTGTAGCTGTAAAGCCGCGCCTCGCGTTGCAAATTGGTGCAGCGCGGATGAATGACAATGCGCTTGAAGCTGCGCAGGTAGGCGATGCCATCCTCTACGCTTCCCGGCCATTTATCAACCGCCTGCGCGCGCGGCAACCCGTGGCGCTTAAGGTGCGATATGCTTTCTGGGCGCGCGTTGTCCCATCGGCTCACCTCGAGTTCAAAGCCCGGTATCGCGGCATTAACAAACGGCGCTGTGTCGTCCAGTTCCAAGCCGGTCTTATATGCCTCATGGCTAATCCACACATCATCGCCGTGCAGGTATACCGCCACCGCCGCTGTCGGGTCTTGGGAAAAGCCAAAGTCACCTCCGAAATATGGGCCTTGCCAATGCGGGCCTGGCGTGAATTCCTCGATTGCAACTTTCTTGGCGAACACCTGAGCGTCCGAGTTGGACAGATACGCGCCTTCCCAGACGTGCGCATACGTTGCCGGATCAAGCCGCTCTTGCTCGCGCTTGCGCAGAGTGTGCATTCCCTCGGGAAAAAACGGGTTATCCTGCCAGTTGATTTCACGGATCAACGCATTTGCGGGCGGGCGTTTGCGAAAGCGCTGGTCAACCGGGCTGCCGTCTAGGCGGGGGTTCCAGATCGCCCACAGTTCCGACTTAGGCTGTCGAAACACGGTTGCCTCCAAGGCAAGCCATGCGCTTTCCGGCACGTCCTCAGCTTCTTCGACAATCGTCAGATCAATCTTGGCAAGCGACTTGATTGATTGCTCGTTTCGCCTTAGCCCGCGAAAAATGAATTCCGTGCCGTTTGGCGCTTTAAGGTAATCCACACCGACATCGTAATGGCTGGACAGCCAAGGCTGGCTTTCAATCGCGGCTTTGAGTTCCGCGTGGAAGCTTTCCTTGATGCTCGCCTGAAACTCGCGCGTGCAAAGGATGCGCAGGGGTTCAGCATAGCCCCAGACAGACGCCATAAGCGCGGCGGTGTATGACTTGGCCGATCCCCTGCCTCCGAATAGCGCGCGATATTGGACGCTGCCACGCGGGGGCGTGAATACCGGCACTAGCTTGGGCGGCAGTTTAAGCCGGGCCGTCGTCATCTGTCTCTGCGGCTTCGATGACGATCCGCGTGGGCGACATGGTTCCGTCGCTGGACGTGTGGTCAACAGACTGCCGCGCCGTCCCAAGCCCCCGATCTTCGCTTTCCTTGATCAAGCGCAGCACCTCTGATGTTAGCCGTTCCTCGATAAGCTTGTCTTTCTCGGGATGTTCGTTCATCAGCGCTTCAAGCGCTTCAAGAAACCGCCCACGAATGCGCGTTGCTCGCTCTGCGTTTTCGATTTCCATCTTCCGTTGCGCAGATGTGCGACCTTGCGGGTTGCCGTTTTCGGCCCCGAATTGTGTATGCTTTGGCGGTTTCTTGTATCCGACTTCTGACATATTCAATTTCCCATATCAGGGAAGCTTATCAATCGCGCCGATATCCCGACATGCCGCGATATAGCTTGCCGTTTCGAAATGCTACGCCCTCAATCTCAAAGCTAACTACACCGCCGATGGTGTGCTTGATTGTCAACATGTGAACGCCATCAAGCTTGCGTCCATGCTGGTCTTGAAGATGCGTCACGCCGTCAACTGTTACGGGCATAAGCTGAATTGTCTCTTGCATTGCGTTACCTTATCACTCTTGCCCGTTTCGTTCAATGCGCGGGGTCACGGGCGAAAGGATAATCCCGCCCCCGCTGCCGTGGATAGCGTCACACACTAAAACGCGGCTCTCACGGCTTACCGCCAGCTTGGCCCGCTGGTCAGGGCGTCTCGTTCACAAGCCCCCATCGTGACGCGCCCCTGAGATTGACGCTATCCACGCGGCGGATCAACCCCTTTTCGCGCAGGTTGTTCGCGGCTTTGGAAACGGCGTTAGGCGTTAGGCCGGTTTCTTTGGCGATCTGTCGCACGGTCATGGGGCCTTGCTTGAGGGCTTGAAGGATCACGTCGCGCGTTGTCGTGCTTTCCTCTGGCGCGGGCTTGGGCTTGATGTATGGCGCTTTCCAAGGCTCGCAGGACACTGAAACGATGCCGGTTGCAATGCCCTCGCCTATGCTTTGGCCGGGGATGGTGCGAACAATGTATTGCCGGATTGGTATGTTCATCACATGCTTTCCATCTGGTCGACGTTGCAGCGATGCACGGTGAAGGTCAGAGCCGCAACCCACGGGTTTGCGTACCATGCGGCGGGGCCGTGGAGGCTGTTCCAGAGATGATGAAATGCCCAAACGGTTTTCGGGTAGCCGATAGTTCCTTTATGGCCGCGCCAGCCGCCGTAGCCATCTGGCATCACGCCCTCCGCCGAAGCATCCGCCTCACTGATTTCCCGCAACCGCTGCACCCGCACGTCCGTGACAACCAGCGTCAGGCGGGAAGCCCATCGGGGCATGTGGATGGATGGACGCCAGCGACCATCAGTCGGTTGTCCGTTTGCGGTTGCCTTGTAGTCCGGGCGATAAAATCCCTCCTCGGCGTCGGCGCTTTCATGCGTCCACGCTTCCCGCACCCAGAGGCGGTCTCCGGGGGCGTAATCTGGATTGATGGTTGCGCCAATGCCCATGCCGCCAACAATGTTCCAGGCGCCGCCAACAGATCGCTCAGCGCGCCAGCCGGTAAATCTTGGGTTTGCGCCGGGTTTCCAGTGTATTTTTGCCACCCGCCGCGTCTGCGTCTTGCGTCCATCCAACAGAGCGCGGACCATCGGCGCGGAAAAAATGATTGGCTTAGCTTTCATCACATACCCGCCCATTCCCAAATAATCACAACCGTTGCCGCGCCGTCCTCGAGGATCAGCCAGCCGGGGTCAGCGACGAAGCCATCGGGCGGCGTTACCGTGAATTCGTCGGGATCGCGCCCCGGTTCAGCCGCATACATTACGACAACGTCGCGACCATCGTGGTGCAGGACGCAGGGACCTTCCCGAAAGCGCGGCGCTAGACGGTTGTCGATCACGACTTGCGCCCATGCTTGGGGATGCGGGGCGATGCTTGCGCGCGTGCCGTTCGCGCCGAAGTCGCATGTATCTGCCAGCGCGGGTGATGCGGCTAGGCATATGGCGATTGCGGCGCGGATCATGGCTGCACCATGTGCGCAATGCCATCAACGCAAGCCGTTCGGGTGCAATCTGACAACCGGCTTTCGGGCAAATGGCAAACACTGCAAAACGGCTCATTGGCTTCGCGTTCTTCGCGCAAAGTTTTTTCGCGCTCAGCTTCGGCTGGCTTGCATTTTGAACCGATCTTAATGCAGTCGCAAGCTGGGTGCGTGCATTTCCAATGGCGGGTCATTTGCTTTGCTCCTGTGCAATCAGGGCCTCAAGGATTGCCAAAAGCCATGCGCGGGCGGGTGTGTATGGCGCTTCAATTTCCGGTGTTGAAAATTCAGGCCCGTCAAGAACCGCCACATAATCGCAATCAGTCAAGGCGAACACTTGCCAGCCCCACCCCGGCAACACCGCCTCGTGCAGCGCCTTGGCTGCGTCAAGGCTGCCTTTGTATGCGTGTAGGCAATGTTCTTCGCGCAACTGCAAGTCCATGTCCTGACACGGCGTCGAAAACGCCGCCCTGTTGGCACGGCGAAAACCGGCATAGTCCCCCGCCTTCACTTTGTCCCGCAGTTCGATCAGCGCTTCAATCCGTGTCATGTCACCACCTGAAAGCATTTGATATCGTGGGCCTTGGAACAGCGCACCGCGCCGCGCGTCACGAGGCTGGATAGGCCGTTTTCCACCTGACGGCGCGGAAGATGCGTTGCCGTCATGACGTCTTGGATGGTGCGCCATTTGCCATCGGCTAGGGCTGCCATGATCTTGGGATATTCGTTTGACGATCCCCCCTTGTGCATCTCGGGAAGCTTTGGCGGCTGGCTTGGCTTCATGGCCTTGTGGATGCGGCGGGCAACTTGATCCTCGATCAGCGTTGCCGCGCGCGGGTATAAGAAGGGGCTGGCGAGCGTGATTTCCTGGGCTTCGGCACTGGTCATTTGATGCGCTCCATTTTCACCGATGAGCAATCCGGCACGCCGTCGATGGTGTCAAAGGTGATGCAGTGTGTGTCGTGGTTTTCTGGTTTGTGAGTGAATGCCCAGCAAAAACCCTCTTGCCCATACAGCGTTAGGGTTTTCCGCTTCGGCTCTGGACGGACGCGGTAATAAATGTTGTTGCACCAACTTGGCGTCGCCGCTCCCCAATGCTCCCCATACATGCTATTTTCAATCACCTTGCCCTCATGGTGCGCCAGAAGCAGCGCGCCTTTTTCCTCGGGCGTCATGTCGCGCCATAGCTTGGGTGTGTCTTGTGTCATCTGTGTGTTCTCTTGTGTGTGGTGCCAGGCTCTGTGGCCGGGCTTGGGGGTGTTCAATGCAAAACGGCTTTTCCGCCCTTCATTTGGATGCCAAGAGATCGGGCGGCGGTGTATACTCCGCCTGTATTTTTCCAACCAATTGCTTTTGCGATTTCTTCCGCTGACAAACCAGCCCGCAACATCTGCTTTACAGTGGCACGCTTAGACCCGTCTCGCGCGCGACGGTTGATAAAGTCTGCTAGCGTCATCCCGTAGGTCGCGGCTATCGCTTCCATTTCTTGAATGCACTCTGCGCGTCGGCGCTGCATTTCCGCTTCAACCAACTTTTGAAGTTCTGCCATTCAGAGCGATTTGATTTCCATTACGTTATTCTCCATTTCTAGGCCATTGCCCGTTTCCATGCCTAGACACTAGCTCCCCCCGTTCCGCCCGTCAACACCTTTGTGCGCCTTTGCCAAACTTTTATCATGCTCTGCCGTCGCCCATGCGTTTAGCCATCCCTGCCGCCATTCGTGATAGGGGCCGGGGTATGCGTCGCCGTCCCAAGGTGGGGACTTGGCGTAGGGGTTTGCATCGATAGGCTGGCCCGCGCGGAATGCGGCCTGCGCGGCTTTGAAGGGGGGCAGATCAGCCATTGCGGTTGCTCTGAATGCGCGCAACGCCAGCGGCGCGAAGGATTGCTTGCGCTTGTTCTGCAGATATGCGCTGGCGCTCCGGCTCAGGATCTTGCTTGGGAAGGCTTGCGGCGACCTTCTTGCCCCTCGCCTCTTTTAGTATTGCGACGACATCGCCAGGCGTAGGGCGCGCGCGCGGGTGTTCGCGGTTCCACTTGCGAAGGCCCCACAACACTTGCTCTTGCGTCCAGTCCTGCAATTCGTCGCACCACCACGCCAGTTGTGCGGCCCGGATTTCATCCGCTTCATGCGGCTGAAAATACGCGCTTAGAACTGTCTTGACGTCAAAAGCAATCTTCGCCCGGTGTTCGGCTAGCTGCTGCGGCGAAAGCGATTTGGCGATCTGCGGTGTCGCGGGCGGTATCTCGCGCCGCATGGCTATTTCGGTGCCCATCTTTTTGCCTCCAATACCAACCGGCTTTGATCGTCTGCCAGCCGTGTTCCTGCGCCATGTCTAGCGCCTCTGTGGCGTCACCCCCAGCCGCGTTGATAGCGGCTAGGGTCTTGGCGATCATGCAAGCCGCGCGCTCTGTCAGCGGCTTCCTGATCTTCTTGCGCCATGCAGCGAAGCTGTCGCAGGCTTCGCTGTCCGCGTGGTGCGCAAGGATTTGTGACGGCGTTTCGATCATGCTGGATACCCGTCATGCACTACGCCATCCAGCGCGCGGCCCTTTGCCTTGATCTCGCGCTGATTGCGGCCCTCCCATTGCTTGAACAGGAACGGCACGCCAGCGACTGCACACTGGTCGCGCAGGTTGCGAAACCAGTCAGGATTGACTGGCCTGTAATGCGCGCCGTTTTCGCCACCAGTGATCACCCATGACGGCATGATATCGGCCGGGATATCGCCTAGGTCACCGACCAGAGGCTCAGCAGACCAGAACGTGATACGCGCGGGAATTTTGGCAAGCGCCGCGCCTCGCCGCAACATTTCCTCGCGGTTTTCCGTAGAAACCCCAAGCCAGACGTTTGCATATCCGGCGCCCCAATCATCGGGCAGATACCGCGCAATGTTCTGCGGGCGCTTGGTCAACAAAAGCCAGTCAAGGTGCGGCGTGTTGCGGATCAAAAGCCATAATTCGCGCCGCCATGCCGGATCAATGCTCTTGTGATTGTCGAACACGTCAGCCAAAGAAGCGCAGAATACGCGCGGGCGTTCTCCCGTCTCGGCTGCTTGGCGGTTCCACTTCACGGGGTTGCCCCATGACTTTGTGCGCGTCCGTGGCGCATGTGCCCCCCAGCGTTCGCCGTTAAATCTCTTGTCCCATGCCTCTGCATAGCAATGGTCGCAAGCCGCGCTGACCTTGGTGCATCCAATCCACGGGTTAAAGGTGTGGGTTGTCCACTCAATACCGCTATTTTCTGCCATATTTCGCCCTCCTTGGCGTCTCCCATGTAAAGCGCGGGCAGGCAGGGGGAGGGCCTGCTTTTCGGGGATCAGCCTATCCCGCGCACGTCAATCCTTGCCGTTTTCGTCTTGCAGGTCAAATCTTTTTTCTTTGCCTTCAATGCTTTAAGCTTTAGGCATAGTTCCGCTTTCCGCTCGGGTTGACCCCATAGGATCAAAGCGGCCTGCCCGTCAGCTTTAGCTTCGTATCCACGCGCTGCTGATTTAAGGCTCAGCCAGACCCGACCCCCGATCACGCTCGGGAAAGCGTCAACCCATATGCGCGCTTCTGGTGTGTCAGCACTGAGACCAGCACACCGGCCCGGAAAGTCCATTGCGCCCCGTAGGTCGCGCGGCAAAAGAGGCCCGAAGCATCCGAGGTATTTGGGAACCCCGGCTGAACCGCATCGCTTTGCTTTCAAAGCGTCAAAAGTCAGTGGGAAATGTCTTGAAGCCTGCCCGCCCGTGCGGTATATCTTCGTCAAGGGCGCGCTGCTTCCCACGGCGAGGCGTGCCCTTCAAGGCGGCGGTTGATGTTGTAAGCATCCCGCCGCCGCTTTTCTTTCTAAGCCATCTTAACGGATATTGCAAGCCCGCCCGTGTCGCGGTATCGTTTCAGCGCGGCGCTTGCATCATGCCGCTTTCCTTTTCGGTTGCGCAAGGCCCCGGCGTTTACTCGTCGGGGCCGTTGCGCCTCTGGTCGCGGCGTTTCTGCTCTTGGCGAATAGAGTGCAGAATGGTGGTGTGATCGCGCCTTAAAGCTTGCGCAATCGCTGTAAGCGTCATGCCGCCACGGTGGTGCAAAATCCACGCCAGACCCTGCCGGGCTTGCAAGGCGGGGCCGTCTCGGTAAGACCGGCCGCGCCCCGTGATATCGTTCCAACTTACGCCGCACAGATCGCACCATTCCTGTGCCAAGCGAAGGTTGTCTCCGCGCAAACCAATAGAAATTTCTGCGGCTCTGCGCTTGTCGTCCTCGCTAAGCTGAGGAGTATCGCGGGTTATGCTCGGGGCGCGGCGTTTCATGGCGTCACCACGGCGCAAAAGGTATACTGTCCCCATCATCAAGCCCAGCGCCATATCCGCCCGCAGGTGCGCCCCCTTGCGGCTGATACCCGCCAGACTGGCCAGCATCGTCGCGCTTGCCGTCCAGCATCACCAATTCGCTGCGATAGGGGCGAAGCGCGATTTCCGTGCTGTAACGATCCGCGCCCGATTGATCCTGCCACTTGCGCGTCTCAAGCTGGCCCTCGATGTAAACCTTTGACCCCTTGCGCAGATATTGCTCTGCCACGCGCGCAATAGCCTCGTTGAAGATCGAAACGCTATGCCATTCGGTGCGCTCTTTGTTTTCCCCCGTGGCCTTGTCTTTCCACCGCTCGGATGTGGCAACGCGAAGATTGCACACCTTGCCGCCGTTCGGGAAGGATCGAACCTCAGGATCGCGGCCTAGCGCGCCGATGATGATGACTTTATTGACGCTGTTCATGAAATGACCCCTCTCATGGGTATGAAGACGGCTTCAACCGCCGTTGTGATTTCGATTGCGACCGCACCGCCCGGCACAGGCTCGCCACGGCTAAGGCTTAAAGACCATTGGCTATCGTCTACCCCGATAGCGTCGGATATGCCGTCCAGCCCGCTCTTGATACTGGCTAGCATGTTGTCTAGATCGCGTCTGCGCTTGTCGGGCGGATGAAAGCATATCCGCAAATGCACGCCTTCATTTGGCCGACACCATGCCAAATCCATCGCCTCGCGCGCCACCGCCCAAGCGGCCAATTTATACTTGGCCCGGATAGGTGCCACCGCCCGCCTATCTTTTCGCGCGTTTGGCGATAAGTCGCTGTGCGGCCAAGGGATGCTAACGATCATTAGTCGGCCACCATTTCTTCAAAACGCCGCGCTCGCGCAGGTCAGATACATACAAGCGAACATCTTTTGCTTGGCATCGCATTTGAATGGCAATGTCCTCAATACCAAAGCCAGCTTTTAGTCGGTAATCAACCATTTCGCGCCAGCGAATAGACCGGACAGGATATGTTCGGCTAGGTATCATCAGAAAAGCGTCCCTTGCTCAGGCTTTGGTGGCGAAGAACGTATTGCAGCGCCTTTGCCTTGTCGCGGTTGTTCAGGTTCAGCCCGCGCCTCCACAGGGCGGATGTGCTCAAGCCATGCGCTTTCGACTTGGGCGCGGTGATCTCGACAAGCCCACGCGCGCCAGTGTTACTTGCGCTCGCGTCTCTGGCCGGGCGGGCCGAAAGCGAACGGGCCAAGCGCGCCGCATATCTTGCAAGGCCCCACATCATCCTTCCCCGCCTCTGTGCGTGAAAATACCATGCGCAACGCGCGCGCGATGATCCGGCTTGTCAGTCAACAGATCGTCAACAGACACCCGCAAGCCCTCTGCAATCCGCAGCGCCGTCCAGACACCTGGATTTGGGAATTTCCCGCTGCGCATCTCCGAAAACTGGCCTTTGTTCATGTTGCATCGCTTCGCCTGCTCGGCAAAAGTGACACCCAAGCCGCGCCACGCATCCGAATAGGCGCGCACGTTCGCGGCGAAAATTGGCGTAGGTTGCATTTGATCTCCTGTTTTTTGTTCTTGCATCTTGGAACGGTATGCGGCTATTGTCAACAGGCAAGCAACCGAAAGGCACGACATGACCGAGACAAAGCACGAAAGCATTGCCGCCGCGCTAGCCGCCGCGCAGGCTGAAATGGGCAAGGCCCTAAAGCAAGCGAACAACCCGCATTTCCGCAGCAAGTATGCCGATCTAGGCGCGGTGATGGATGCTTGCTTGCCTGCGCTCAATCGCAACGGTATTGCCTTGATCCAGCCCACCATTGACGATGACGGCGGGCGATACGTCAAGACTGTGTTGCTGCACGCCAGTGGCGAAACGCTTGAGTGTCGCGTGCCGCTGATTGTGCAAAAAAACGACATGCAGGGATATGGCAGTGCCGTCACCTACGCGCGGCGCTATGGCCTTATGTGCATGGCCGGCATTGCGCCCGAGGATGATGACGGAAACGCCGCCGCCAAGGCCGCGCCTAGCGATGATGTCACCGAACGCCCGCGCCAGCAAGCCAGACAGCCCGACATGAAAGGCGCGGCAGATCACGCGCAGGCTGCGCTGGCTAACGCGGATAGCGTCGAGCAACTTGAGGCAATCTATCGAGACTTACCCGCAGGCGTGAAGGCGTTGCCGGAGGTAATCGGCACGGCAAAGAACCGCAAAGCCGAATTGCAGCCCAAACCTCAGCGCGCGCCAGATAGCGCCGATGCTGACGAAATCCCGCACCAGTAGGACGCAACATGCAAAACACCGTTTTCCTTGATATTGAGACAATCCCCGCGCAATCATCCGACGCACGCGACCGCATCCGCGCCAGCGTAGCGCCGCCAGGCAACATTAAAAAGCCGGAAAGCATCGCGGCATGGTGGGATGAAAAGGGCGATGAGGCATTTGCGGATGCCGTGGCAAAGACCAGCTTCGACCCCGCTATGGGTCAAATCTGCACTATCGCATGGGCGGTTGACGATGGCGAAATTGACGTAGCGCACGCGCGCACGGCGGGCGAAGAAGGCAACGTGATTCGGGCATTTTTCGGTTGCCTGCGCGACCATACGCGAAGCCAGTTCGTCGGCCATTACATCGGCGGGTTTGATCTGCGCTTCATTTTGTGCCGCGCCGTTGTTCTGGGCATTCGCATTCCGCAATGTATCCCGCGCGACCCGAAGCCTTGGGATGGCAAGATGTTTGACACCATGACAGCATGGGCCGGTTCGCGCGGGACAATTGGCCTAGATAACCTTTGCGCCGCTCTTGGCATTCCCGGAAAAGACGGAATGGACGGATCGCAGGTCGGGCAAGCTTGGGCCGATGGGCGGCATGAAGAAATCGCGGCATACTGCGCCGATGACGTGATGCGCGTGCGCGAAGTATGGCGCAAGTTTCAAGCCGCTGGATGGAACATTTAACACAAGGAGACGACGACATGACCGATGCAACCTACACCGTGACCGCCGAGGAACTGCGCCAATTCATTGAGCGGTATGAACACCTCGAAGCCGAGAAAAAGGACATCGCCGACCAACAGAAAGAGGTAATGGCCGAGGCGAAGGGGCGCGGGTATGACGTAACCGCCTTGCGCGCACTGATCGCGCTGCGCCGCAAGACGCCCGACGAACTGGCGGAACAAGAGGCGGTGCTTGAGGTTTACAAGCAAGCGTTGGGGATGGTGTGATGGACAAAGAAATCAATTCCGAAAAAATTGCACAATTCATGCAATTGGAATGTGACGCGATTATGGGACCTGATGGCGCTGGATACACCGAAGAACCTGTTTCTGTTTACATGCTTGCAATTCATCGCATTCGAAAACTTGAGGCCAAACTCGCCGCCGCCCGCGCGGAAGGCTACGCGCAGGGGGTGAGGGAAGCGGCGCACTTGATGCCTAAGCGCTTTGGCGTGTGGTCGCGCACAGGCTGTCATATAGGTGTCTGGGATGATCGCAAAATCGCCGCTAGTATTTTTTCACAGTATCCCGGCGGCGTAATGCGCGATTTGATTGACATGACCGACATCCTCGCCCTTCTCGACACCGACACGCCCACGCCCGACCTTTCGCCGCAAATTGTGACTTATACTAACTGGCGCGGCGAAACCGATATTCGCAAGATCATCCCGCAATCTGTTTGGCACGGATCGACGGAATGGCACCCAGAAAAGCAATGGTTTATCAGAGCGATTGACGCCGATAAGCAAGCGATCCGTGATTTTGCGCTTGCTGATTTTGGGAAAAACACGCCCGCGCCCCCGCTGCCCGATGCCTAGCCGCACGATCCGAACACCCGCGCAGCTAGACGCATGGATTGCGTTCTTGCGCGGGCGCAAGCTGCCTTTGACGGTTAGCGCCGTGCAAGGCGAAGCCCGTAGCTTGCCACAGAACCGCACTCAATTCCTATGGTTCGCAGAAATCGCTCGCCAGCTTGGCGACACAACGCCCGAAGAGGTGCGCGCCTATTGTAAGCTAACGATTGCCGTGCCGATCCTGCGTGCCGAAAACGAGGCTTTTCGCGAAGTGTATGACCGCATCATTCGACCGCTACCCTATGAGGATAAACTCGCCTGCATGTCGCCGCCGATTGATATGCCGGTCACGTCGCAGATGACCAAAGCGCAGGCGATGGCGTATCTTGACGCGATGCAACGGCACTGGGCTGAAAAGGGCGTGATCCTGACAAATCCCGATCCGGCGATGGCATGAAGCGCGCGCCGATCAAACGCAAGACGCGCCTAAAGCCCGTCAGCGCCAAGAAGCGGGCGCGCAAGTCTAGGGAAGCGTCAGAAGGTGCGCGGGAACATATGGCGCACGTTGCAGCCCTGCCCTGCCTTGTGTGCGGCGCTTGGCCGGTGGAGGTTCACCACGAGGGGACGCCTCGATCTGACTGGCGCGTGTTGCCCTTATGCGCGCGCCACCATAGACGCGAATACGGGCCGGGGGCGCGGCACTACAGCCCGAAGGCGTTTTTCGCGGCACACGGAACGGCCAGCGAGATGCTGGCACAGGTTGCCGAGATGATTGGAGAGACACATGACAAAAGGAAACGTAACAATGCAGACACCTGACGAACGACTGATCGAACGCATCCGCGCGGGCTTTGATCCTGACCTGACGGACGCGCAGCGCTTGGTGGCGCTGATCCGCAGCGGCGACCTACTGCACGTTGACGAGATAGGCGACCGGCTGCGCGCCATTGCGGCGGGCGGCGATGATCTGCCCGAGGGCGTGGCGCTCTTGGGGGAGGTGGTGCAATGACGGAAATTGTTAATTTTCACGGGGTTCCCGCGCCACGCCGCCGTCTTGCTAGAATGCTCAGGGAATTGGCGGAAATTATTGAAACTGACCAAGCGGAAACAGAACCGCACGGTATAATGATGTGCCTAATGGGCGCTCATCAATTTGAGGTTATTGGCATTGGAGAAACGGAAGGATGGAGCGGCGCGCGATCTGCAATGACCGCAGTATTGTCTGCACGCTTTGATACAATTGGCGGAAACATTAGGACGCGAGATCATTTTTTATATCAACCGCGCGGATCGGCCGATGTGGTCCCGTTAATTGTTGCAAGAAAGTCGGCAAACACATGACGCACGATGTAGCCCGCTGGCACGCGAACCCTATGCCCACCCTGCGCAACTCTGGCGATACCGTCAACGCCCACCAGCGCCGAGTTGCCAAGCTATGCCACGAACTCGCCGCGCGCGTGCGCCACCCGCTGCATGACAGCGACTTGATACACGCGGCCTTGCACCACGACGAGGCGGAGAAGGTGCTAGGCGATATGCCCTATCCCGCCAAGGCGCGCTTTCCTGCGCTAGCAGCGGCGTATGCCAAGGCCGAGTTGCAGGTGCTAACGGAAATGGGCCTGACGTGGAACCTGCGCCGGATCGAAGCGGACATGCTGCACCTGTGCGATAGGCTAGACGCTTACACATGGGCCACCAAGCGCGAAGCAGGCGGCGAAGAATGGGACATTGCACGCGCTGACCTTTATCGCATCGCCGCGAAAATCGGCCCGGCGGCGTCGGATTGGGTGCAGGAGAAGTTAATCTGACAGGAGGCGGCATGAAACGCGCCATCAAAGAGGAACTCATGTGGCGGGGGATAACCCCGCCGCCAGAGGGCAGCAAGAAAACGACCTGCCCAGAGTGCAGTCACACGCGGGCGAAAAAGCACCGGCGCTGCCTTTCAATCAAGCTTGATCGCGGAATGATTTTTGTTCTGTGTTTTCACTGCGGCCACGAGGATTGCTTTCCGCAGCCGGATTAAAAAAAAGCCCCAGCGCCTTAGCGCCGGGGAGTTTGATGTGTCACCTGAAGCACAGACACCTTAGCGGCTATCTGGCGGCGTGTCTAGCCCACCCACCCCCGCGCAGGAACAGCGCCATTGGTCGCGTCCTCGACCGCGAAGGCGTGCTTCAACTCGGGAACGTCGCGGCCTGTTTTCCATGAACTTACGCGGCCCTTGGATACGTTGATTGCGTCCGCCAACCGCTGCGCTGCGCCGCGCCCGTGCCGATCTAGGTATGCGTTTAGGTTTTCCTTGCTCATGTTTCGCCCTTTGTGTTTGCTCATGCTTACGAATAGGGGCGCGAAAAAGTTTTGTCAAGCCGCACGAAAGGTATTGACTGGCGGAACAGGGCGGCGTAGAAAGGTTGCATGAAAACGGCGCAAGCCACAGAGGGAGACACACAGATGACCAGCGAAGACACACTTGCCAAACGGCTCAAGGAAGAACTCGCAAAGCAACACTTGAATGCGGTTGCAGGTGTCCTTGATGCAAGGGCGCAGCAGTTGCGCGAAATGGCGAAAAGCCTTGAAAGGCAAGCTGAAACCATTCGCGCGAGCCTTGCCTGACCCCCGCCCAACCCCGGCCACGCGCCGGGGCAACACCGCCGAAAGGACAACAGATGACAACGCTTTACGAGCAATACAAACCCGCTTGGGATCGCATTGCGACCACGCGGCCAAATCTGGCGCGCATGGCAATGCACGTCGCCAGCAAACCGGAAATGGAACGCGCCCTTGGCTACGGCTCAAGCGTCGTCGTCAAATGGCTCTCGGGGCATAACACGCCGTCCCGCGAAAGCGATTTCCGCGCCGAAAAATGGCTTGCCGAACGCGCATCGCCTGCGCCGGTCGAGCAAGCCGCGCCCGCCAGCGCCGCGCTTTTGCTGGTCGCTTGCCCGTCGCCCGATGTTGCGGCAAAGGTCCAGCGCGTGCTTGCCATGCTTGGCTGCGAAGTGACGGAGGTGTGAGGCGATGCACGCCACATACGACAGCGACCACATCACGGTGCAATTCAGCGCGCGCGCCGAACGCAGCGATTACGGCGTTCCAGGCTCGCCGGTGTGGTATGAGCCGGTTGATATCGAGATCGAAAGCGCCGAGGTGCTTGGCGTTGCGGTTGATCTGAAAGCATGGCCCGCCGAACTTGTCGCGGCGCTGCACGCTCTGGCCTACGAATGCGAATGGCATGACGACGACGCCTGACCTACCCCAACACATCGCGCGCGCCCTTGACGACTTGGGCGTGCGCAACCCGCCGCCACCCCCGCCGCCGATACTGCCGCAAGACGCATGGTGGAAGCGCGGCGAAGAATGCCCTTTCTGAGAGGATCACACATGACCCCGCTCACCCTACACGCCATTGCCGAGGCAACGCGGCGCATCGTTGCGCGACAGGCGGCGGAACGCGCCGCGAAGGAGAAGGAAGCAGAGAAATGACCCGCCCCGAACACCTGCGCCCGCTTGAAGGTTCCGGCCCGTGGCTCGAAAGCAAGCGCGCGCACTCGCAAATTGTGAACCGCCCGCCCCCACCAACGCCGACGCGCCCCGCAAAGTATGCCGATCATGTCGAAGCAACCCGCCCGTCATCAGGCCCTTGGCTTCACGCCCCTGCGCCGCGCGCGAAGTTGGGCCGCATCCGCGCATGGCTGGCCGTGCTGGCTTTTGTCGCCGGGCTTGTCATCGGCGCGCATGTCGCGGGTAAGGGAATGCAACAGGCCGCGCTGGACGCGGTGCAATGGGAGATTGGACAGTGACACCGAGAGACGGCAGATTGGACCCGAAACACTTTGCGCATATGCAAGGCCCAGAATACGAGGCAAAGCTTTCTCGGGCGCAAGAAATCGAACAAACCCGCCAAGCTTTGGTGCGCGGAGAGGCGACAAACGAGACTTTCGCCTACGCCAAATTTTTGTGCGCGTGCGAAAACGACGCTACGCTGACAAAGCCCCGATTTTCGGCAGGCGATGGTGAAGTTATGCGCGCGTTTCCAATTTTCGACGCCAAGCTTAAAGTGAGGGACGAGGAATGACCTACCGCGAACGACTGGCCGACTGGATCAGCGGCGGCGCGCTAACGAAGGCGCGCGTTGAACTGCGCGTATCTGATGCGGCAAAAAATGTCGGCAAGCGCAGCATGAGGGACGCCCTCGAACGCATCCACGCCGCCACATGCAACGGCAAGAGCGGCACCGCGCAGAAGATCTCGCGCATGGCACGGGAGGGGTTGGAATGACAGACTGGCTAAATCTTGGCCTGAAAATCTGCGGCGTCGTGCATGGTGTGATTGCCATCCTTCGCCTTCTTGATGGCGACACAGAAGGGGCCGAGCGCGCAATGACGTTGGGCATTCTGTTTGTGCTTTTGGGGAACACGAAATGACGCGCAAAACTTTCGCTGCGGCCATTGGAAAAATACCGCAGTTCGCTCGCGGGATGGTCTGGTGTCATACCTGCGGGCGCGAACAACGCGTTGATGCCATCAGCGCCACCACGCGCACTAGCTGGCCCGTGTGCTGCGGTCACACCATGTCGATTGACAGTCCCGAGGAGCGTCGGGCCATGCGAGGAGCCGCGAAATGACAGACTGGCTAAATCTTGGCCTCACGGCTTACGGCTTGGGTTGGGCTGCTATTGGATTTGCTCGATACTTTGCGGGCGATGCAAAAGGTTTTGAGCGTGCAATGACGCTTGGAATTCTGTTTGTGCTTTTGGGGAACACGAAATGACCCGCGACATACTGGACCGCGCCGCCGAGGCGGTGGAAGGAACGACGCCGGGGGATTGGTGCAACACAACGGATAGCGGGGAAATCACGGATGCAAAGGGCCATTACGTCGCGCGCGCCATCAACGCTGCAACCCGTGAAGGCAAATCCAACGCCCGTTTCATCGCCGCGTCCCGCCAGCTTGTGCCTGAGATGGCCGCCGAAATCGCCGCCCTTCGCAGCGCGCTTGACCTGATTGCATCGGGACAGGTTGACGCCGTGGCGCTGGCACGGGCTGCGCTTCGTCAGGTTTCGCAAAAATAATCGCCCGGCCCTGCATTTTCCCCTTGCAATGGCGGCAAACTTGCCGCATATTGAGTGCATGGAAACGGGCAGACGCCCACAGAGGGAGACACACAGATGACCAATGAAACGCTTGCCCAAAAATATCAAGCTGAATGGCGCAACGCCGAAGAAGCACTTGAACTCGCCAATGTGTATATCCAAGACGGAGCGTTTTCTACGGGTGCCGCGCACTTGCGCAAAGCTGCCGAACATTTCGATCAGGCGGCAAAAATCAAGCAGGCTGCTTTTGGTGGCCGCCCATGACCCCCGCTGAATTCGCCACGCTGCACACCGCGCTGGGGCTGACCCGCAAGCAGCTTTACGCCGCCTTGTGGATCAGCCCGCGCACGGGCCGCAACTACGCAAGCGGCGCGACAAAGATACACCCCCGCGTTGCCGAACAGGCGCGCAAGATGTTGGAGGAAAGAACGTGATTGATTTTTACGAAATGTCAAAAAGACAGAGAGAATGGATGAACAGAATGCCTCCCATGCCTTTTCAGGCGGACTGGGATGTTCGCGCAATTCCGCCTTTTGGCGGCGCAATGGTCCGTTACAAAATAGCAAAGGGAAAGGCGACTGTATCGGTCTACATGGACGCTTATGATGAGCTTGGCAGCATGGGAGAACCCTACTGGGAAATATACCCATCCAAGGACGGCGAAACAGATCGTTTTTTGCTCGCTGAAACAGAAGAACTCATTGCCGCAATCGGCGCTTCATTGGATGCGCGCCCATGACCCGCACCCTCGCCCCCATCCTCGCCGCCCTCGCCCTATCCGGCTGCGCGTCATCCGACCGCCTCAGCGGCGGCGTGACGAACAACATGGCCACGCAGATGCTGCACCACACCGAGCCGACATTCCGGCTTCCCCATCGCGGCGGATACGTCAACGCGGCGCGCGGCATTGCCAACATGGCGAACATGCGTATGCAGACGCTGGTGATCGACGGCCCGCTGGTATCGTCGTCGGTTCTTGCCGCCCGCATGACGGCCCGCGTGGAGGTGGTTGACCCTGACGCGCCGTGGATGGGATTGCACCTTGCACACCGTGGCGGCGTGGTCGACATGGCCGAAAGCCGCCGGATGTTCGAGGACATGCGCGCGCCCGGATGCATGGACTGGTATCTTCGCCAGCCCGAGGCGCGGGGCAATCGCATCGCCTATGTGTCGTGGAATTTCATGGAGAGGGACTGCAAATGAATAAGCTGGAAGTGTTGAAAAAACTGGAAGAAATGGCGTCTCGCCGCTCTGATGCTTGGGCGGGCAAGATAGTCCAAGCTTGCATGGTCGACGGTGACGTTGATCACATAAAGCTTTCGGCCCTTACGGGTAGAATGGTGGAGGCGCAAGAATTTCTTGCCGAAATCAAGGCCCTGATCGCACAAGAGGCCAGACATGACTAACCCATACCGCGACCGCATGACGCCCGAGGAACTTGACCGGCTGCTGTCCAGCCACCACGCCCACAACGACGACCACGGGCGCGACGACCTGTGCGGCGGTATCGGCTGGGTGTTGCTGATTGCCGCCGTGATCTGTGTGCCGCTGATCGCGGCGTTTGTTTGGAGGATGGCCAATGGCTAAGTGGCGAGAATGCAGCATCGGGGAACAGTTCGGCGCAGGCACG